TTTCTAAAAAGCAGTATGAATTTATACCTAATGATATATCCCCCACACATGAGAAGATTTCGCTATCAGGTCTCGTGGAGCATGGTGATATAGATGAGCATATAATAAAACAGATTAAAAATAATATTGTGAGGTTTGTAGTTGATAGAAACATAGCTCCTGATGAAATTGAACAGTTGTTAAGATTGCTAAGCTCATATAAACCATTGTTAATAACAACAGATTACAATATCAACTTTGATAAGTTTGGCTTAGAGGAAAACGAAAACGAAGCAGATCTCTCTGGAGTGAGTATATCATCCGCTATCGAAGAGTTTGTAAACTTATTAGATGTTGAAAACAAAAAAAAGATAATACAATATACAACAGATTTATACCATCGATGTAAATGAAATATATACAATTTAAACAGTTAACAATCAAAAATTTTTTATCTGTAGGTGATACCGCAGTGACTATAGACTTTCGCCCCGGTCTACATATCATTACAGGTCTAAATAAAGATAAAGTTGACAGACGTAATGGAGTAGGTAAGAGTACTGTAGCAGATGCATTATACTTCGCGTTATATGGTAGCACGTTGAGAGAACTCAAAAAAGAGTTCATATCGAACAACATCTCTCCTGGAAAATGTGAAGTGTCTTTGACGTTGATAGTGAGTCATAAACAAAGACATGATGAATATAAAATCACAAGATTACTCAACCCTACAAAATGTTACATATATAAAAATGGTCAAGACTGTACTCGAGACACTATCGGAAATACTACAGATTATATAAATAATCTGATTAATACATCTGAAGAAGTATTTCAAAATTGTGTATTGATGACAGTGAATAACACTGTACCGTTCATGGCTAAAAAGAGGCTAGACAAAAGAAAATTTATAGAAGGTATACTCAACCTTGAAGTATTTAGTGACATGATCAATCTACTCAGAAATGAATATAATGAAGAGAGACGTGAGTTAGAAACAGAATGTACTATTAGAGATGAAGTAGAGAATACTCTGAAATCTTACAATGAGCAAAAAAAATTACATGAATTAAACAAAAAAAATAAACTAGAAAAATATAAAACTAGACAGCATGAAAATTTAAAAGAATTAAATAATATTAATGATAACTTAAAAAAGATAAAACACCATGATTCAACTGAGTTTGAAAAGAGAATCGAACTGCTCAACATGAGGCTCGTTACATGTGAAGATAAAATAACAAAATGTACATCTAAAGTTGTAGAACAAAAAACTAACATAAAATTATATAAAGAGCAGCTAAAAACACTATCTGGAGTGAGCAGCGCCCCGGTGTGCCCCACATGTTTAAGAAAAATAGAATCAGACGACAAGCAACACATTGAAAATGAGAAACAAAAAATTAAAGATAAAATCATTAAATGTGGTGAGATAATAGATAGCCAAGTGAACATACATAAAGAATTAATTTCCGTTAAGAATGTTTTGATAGAGCGCGTAGATAAAAACAACCAATCCATATCAGAATCCAAGCTCATAAGAAAAGAAATAGAAAATTTAAATACAAGAAAACTTCAGTTAGGGTCTTGGCAAACAGAGCTGAAACAAGACATACAAGAACTGGACAAAACCACAAGTGAGTTTGATACGAGTGTAAAAAATACTGAAGAGCGTCTAGACACAATTAAATCCAACATATATAAACTAAAAACAAGCATAAAAGATTTAGACATTGTAAAATTTGTGGTTTCAGAAGAAGGTGTAAAATCATACATTGTTAAAAAAATATTAGAACTACTAAACAGTAAATTATCTTACTATTTGAAAAAGATGGATAGTAATTGTATATTATTTTTCAATGAATATTTTGAAGAACAGATAGTAGACGATAAAGGTAAAATATGTAGCTACTTTAACTTCAGTGGTGCAGAGAGAAAAAATATCGACCTAGCATGCTTATTCACATTCATGGATATACGTCGGTTACAGGGAGATGTTAGCTTCAATGTGAGTGTATATGATGAATTGTTTGATAGTAGCTTGGATGAAAAGGGTGTGGATCTTGTTGTTAATATATTAAATGAAAGACTCAACAAATATAATGAATGTATGTATGTAATCTCTCACCGAAAGGAAAGTATAAACTTTACAACTCAAAACGAACAATCACCGGGTGAAGTCATTTTCTTACAGAAAGAAAATGGTATAACAACTCGAGTGGAATTCACCGCTGAACCTAATAAAATATAGATATGTTCATAAACCCATTAGCCCAACTTCCCGCTGGTCAACAAATGTTTGGTAACCCATCATTACCACCCATACAGCACCCTATCATGAAGAAAGATGAACCAGGTGGGCTGAAAAGATATTTAAATTTTATAGCAGACTATACAGGTTGCGGTCATTGGAGGATGCTCTGGCCAGAACAAGTGCTCAACTCATACCGGCAATGTGTAATACAAAGTTCAACTGTGATGGTAACTGACCCGAAATACTTTCACGGGGTAAAGTGCGTTCGTGTACAGCGTCAAGCCACAGAATCACAACATCAATATTTGAAATTCTTAAAAGAAAAAGTTGGCGTCCGGTTAATATATGAAATAGATGATATTTGTTTCGGAGAGGATATACCAGAATACAACGCCTTCCGTGGAGCTTTTGTAGGCGACAAAGTAAGAGCTGGTGTACAATCCATGATGGAGTATTGTGATGAGATGACAGTCACAAACATGGAGATGAAAAACTATTATCTAAACAAAACATCTCAAACAAATATATCAATAATACCAAACTACCCTCCACGTATGTGGTTAGGTAGACTATATGATCATAAGAAAATCAGTCAATTGTATGATAAGCATAGAAAAAAACCACGAGTGTTGTATGCCGGTAGCAGCTCTCACTTTGACTTACATGTACGTAATAATAATGTTGATGATATAACACATGTTGTTGAATCTATAATCAATACAGTCGACAAATATCAATGGGTATTCATGGGTGGTTACCCGGCTCAGCTCAAACCATTTGTAGAGTCTGGAAAAATAGAATATCATAAATGGACACATCTAATGGACTACCCAGTTACTGTAAAAAATTTAAAAATAAATGCAATGATTGCACCACTTGCTGATAACATATTTAATAGATGTAAAAGTGATATAAAATTTTTAGAAGCAGCGTCATTAGGTATACCAATCTTATGCCAAGATCTCCCTACATATAAGCTATGTAATACAAAATTTTCTACCGGTATACAAATGCTGACCGGTCTACAGCACTTGTTCAGTGATAAAAAACATTATACCCGGACAAGCGAAAAAAATTTAAAAATAGTGGAAAATATGTGGTTAGAAAATGAACCAAATCGGAACAAATATCTAGAATTATATGCATATGAGTATGGCAATCCGGAAAGGAAAGAACTAAATAAAATAAATGACAGCAAAAAAGACTAGCAAAAAAACAGAATCAGTTGATACATTTAAACCTCTTTTGATTGAGACAGTAAATCTATCACAAGCGCTTGTACGTGAAGTAGATAATTTAATGACATCCAAACTACCACCAGCTCAAATAGGAAAGGTATTAGGTGATATAATGTCCGGATTTTCAGATCAAATTGAAAAGGTTGAGAATCAAATTAGTTGACTAAGCTGGTAGCATATACTATAATGTTCTAGTGTATAGGAACATTATATATGATGCAAAAAATGAACTATGTAAATTGTTTACATGGGATAAGAGCGGTACTAGGGTATGTTACGATATGTCCTTCAACCCATATGTATATTACGAGACAAATGGTAAGAGTAACGGTACCAGCATATTCAACACTGCAGTAAAAAAACGTTCATTTAGAACTCAATATGACCGTTATAAATATGTAAAAGACTGCGGTATAAAAAGAGTATTTGAAAATATACCAAGTGAGCAGCAATTTTTAATCGATCAATTCTGGGAACAAAATGAATCTAAAGAGTTTACGCAGCATCCACTCAAGATACACTTCATAGATATTGAGACATATAGCCCGGATACATTCCCAGATGTAGAGAACCCAACACACCCGATCAACGTAATAACGTTGTATGATTCAATTCTCAATAAATTTTATTCATGGGGAACCAAACCATATGAAACGACAAATATTGGCACAACAAATAACAAGATAAACAAGACCGATATAATATATTATCATTGTCGTACCGAGGTAGAAATGCTCCGGAAATACCTAGAATTTACCAAAACCGACCACCCAGATATCATCACCGGGTGGAACAGTGAATTATTTGATATACCCTACATTATAACACGTATGGGTAGAGTCCTAGAAGAGAATGAATACAAGCAATTAAGTCCGGTAGGTGATGTATATTGTAGAGAAGTAACCGGGCAGTTTGGTAACTCTAGATACAGATGGTATATAAAAGGTGTAGCGAGTTTAGATTATCTTGATATATATAAAAAATTCAGCATGGGCCTTCGACCAAATTATAAACTCGATACTATAGCTGAGATCGAGCTAGGAGATAAAAAAATTGATACCGGTGGTATAAACCTTGCTACATTAGCAGATAATGATTGGAAAACATTTGTAGATTATAACATACAGGATGTAAACTTGCTAGTGCAAATGGAAGACAAGTTACAGTATTTAAAATTATTGAGAATGTTAGCATATGTTGGTTTGGCACCTCTAGAATCTGCAATGGGTACACTGACAGTAATCACCGGAGCATCTGTTATACAGTCAAGAAAAGATGGTTATGTAATACCAACATTCATAAAAGATATAAATAAGGAAGGTAAATATGAAGGTGCGTATGTAGGCGAACCGGAACGAGGTTTTCAACAAGACATTATAAGTTTTGATGCGAACAGCCTATATCCAAGTACCATGGTAACGTTAAATTTATCCCCCGAGACAAAAGTTGGTACTATAATAGAAAAAGATGATAAACATGTTGTTGTAAAGCATGTCAGTGGTAAAGTATTCAAGTTGACGCATGAAAAATTTTTAAAATTTGTAAAAAAAGATAAAATAACAATAACAAAAGCCAAAGCTCTATTCAGTCAAAAAACTAAAGGTATCATACCTAAAATTGTAGATAAGCTATACTCTCAGAGGGTTGAATTTAAGAAAAGTATGGATATCGCCCGCCGGCAGTTATCTAAAATGGATGAAAAAGATCCGGAATACCGAGATAAGAGGCTGGAATCAGAGACGTGGTGGGTTAAACAGTACACTGTCAAGATATTGATTAATAGTATCTATGGATATTTCGGGAATAAATACGCTCCTCTAGGTGATAGTGATATTGCTCGTAGCATAACATTAACTGGTCAGGCAGTAATTAAAGAATCAAATAAAATATTATACAACTACGTTAAACAACTAACAGGAAATGAAAACTTAAGGTTGGAAGATGTCATTAAGTATAATGATACTGATTCGAGTTATATAAGTATAAAGGCCATAAACGACCATTTAAATCAAACATTATGTGATTCATCTGGTAAAGTAGCTAAACATACGTATGATGTTGTACAAGATGTTGAGGATCACTTGAACGAAAAAATTACTATATGGGCTAAACGCTCATTAAACAGTCTAGACCCGCGATTTGTCTTCAAGCGTGAGTGTATCGCAGACGTTGGTATGTTCTTGGAAAAGAAAAGATATGTTTTACATGTACTCGATGATGAGGGTATACAGGTCAATAAATTCAAATATACGGGGGTAGAGGTTGTAAGAACAACCCTTCCAGAACCTGTAAAACCGTACATTAAGAAAATTATTGAAACAATGATGTTAGGTCAAAATTTAGGGGAAACAAATAAGATTTTACATGAAACATATGACATATTCAAAGACCTTCCAGTAGAGGATATATCATTCGGAATGGGCTGTAAGGAGTACGATAAATATGCTAGTAGATGTCATGAGTTCAACACATGCAAAGGCATGCCGATCCATGTAAAAGCTAGTTATATACATAATAAAATTTTAGAAAAGCTAAACATTGAACACAAGTATGAATCAATAGGCTCTGGTGACAAAGTCCGGTACTTTTATGTACAGCAACCGAATCGATACGGTATCAATGCCATAGGTTACAAATATTATTACCCGGAAGAGTTCAATGAACTATTCAAAATAGATAGAGAGTTGATGTTTGACAAAATTGTTTATAGTATCATCGAGAGATTTTATGATAGTGTCAAATGGAAAGCAAAAAAACCGGGAATGGCAGTACAGACAGATTTGTTTGATTTATTAGCTGTTTAAGTTGAATTACACAAAAAAATATATTATAATAATAACATGAGTCTAGATCTAAGAGTAATTGTAGATGCCGCCGGAAGAACTATTTTAGGTGAGCATGAGAAAGAAACTAAAAGCACGATTGTGTTGAGAAATCCAGCCACGCTGTTTATTCAACCAAACCAACAAACAGGGCAACTGGCAGTACAGTTGATACCATTTTTCTTTAGAGAGTTTGTTGAAGAAGACAAACGAGCCACTGGGCTCGCATGGACATTCGATAAAACAAGTGTGTGCTACACAGAACCGTTCAATTTAGATGAAAGACTGTTCGGTCAGTATGAAAAAATGATGACTAAAGAGGCTAACTCAAACCCACCAACAGTTGATGAGTTCGAAAATGCCGGCGGGGCAGCAAGTAAAGCACCTAAAGAAGTAAAACTTTTTGATGAAAAAGCTGCCGCTGAAGAAGCTCAAATAGATGAGCAAGAAAAGTAAATCTGATATCAGCGCAGACGCTCTCAAGGCGTTAGATAGTATAGACAAAATGAACTCTTTAGCAGGGTTCCTTGATGAAAGTACGCTGAGCAATGTGAGCTCATGGCATGACACGGGATGTCTAGTGTTGAATAGTATCATTAGTGGTAGTCTGTACAAAGGTGTACCAAAAGGTAGAGTCACTGGCTTTGCCGGTCCTAGTATGGCTGGCAAAACATACATAATCAACAAAATATTAGCCAGCGCTCAGCGCGAAGGAATGATACCTGTAATATTCGATACAGAGGCTGCTGTAGATGAAAGTAGCGTCCGCGGTGTAGGTTTGGATCCTTCCAAAGTAAAGTATGTCCCTGTACAAACTGTAGAGGAGACTAGAAATCAAATTGTTCAATTTTTAGACAAAATTATTGAGAATAAACAACAAGGTAAATTTATCATAAGTATTGACAGCCTGGGTAATTTGGCTAGTCAAAAAGAAATGGATGATATTGGTAAGGATAAAACCGCTGTAGATATGGGAACTCGCGCGAAAGGTCTCAAAAGCATGATGAGGACCTTGACATTCAAAGCAGCTGAGGCTGATACTACTATTCTTTTTAGTAACCATACATATGATGACCCGGCAGCTATGTTCCCTTCTTTAGTAAAAAATCAAGCCGGTGGTAAAGGACCTGTCTATCTAGCTAGTGTACTAGTACAGCTTGCAAAGAAAGATGAACGACATGATAAAGCTAATGAATCAGACAAAATGATAGCTGAAGCCAAAACATATAGCGGTACAACATTACGAGCATTAACCGTAAAAAACCGTTTTGTTCCTCCATTCTTAGAAGCTGAGATGTATTTAAATTTCAAAACAGGCCTAGACAAATATTCCGGTTTGCTCAACATAGCTGTGAATCATGGAGCTATTGTTCAAACCGGGAGTACATACCAACTACCTGATGGAACTAAATTAGGATATTACAAGCAATGGCGTGACAATGAAGAAATCTGGGAAAAAGTTCTCCCAGTAATTGAAGAGAAATTATCAGCAGAATATCAGTACAATTAATTGATTCTTTTATTCGCCCAGCCTGGTCGATTTAAAATTGATTCATTGACCACACGCTCTAATTCTTCTTCTTGTTCAGCAAACTGAACACCACTCTGATTACCTTTGATATATCTCCCGGTTTTAGGATCTCTTCTAAGTCCAGGTGCTGGTTGAGTAGAACTATAGCCATCTTTCACACCATCAGCAAAATCACCAGCGGCAGCACCAACAGCATCTGCACCAGCTGCAACTGCCCCGGCACCTTTCTCAACACCTCGTGCAACCGCACCAGCGCCCTGTTGTGCTAGCTGAGCTCCTTTTTGTAAACCAGCTTGCCCAATCTCTCCAGCCTTTTGAAGACCTTGTCTCAATCCGGAATTAGGATCAGTAACTTGCTGTTTGGCTGCATCATAAGCCTTACCACCAAACTGCTTGATCATGCCACCAAGCTTGCCAAGAGCACCACCAGCTCTTTGCGCGAGCCCTGGATTCGTAATAGTCTGAATTTGTTGCAATTGGTCTAATGTTAGATTAACCCCAATCTGACTATTAATTTGTTTGACCATATCATCTGTGATAGCAGCTTCTTCAATCGCTTGTTGAGCTTCATATAATGCTTGCCATACAAGCTCAGAGTTTTCTGTCAATATGGCTTGACGTTGTCTAGCCTCCCAAATTAAATGTGTATCGTTATTCATGCTTGAATTATTTAGTCTAATAAGCTATAATTAATAGATGAGAAAGTGTATAATACCTGTGAGTGGTGGTGTCGATTCAAGTACAATACTGTATTATGTAAAAAAACAACGCCCGGAATTTGAAGAAATACACACAATAACATTCGATTATGGTCAAAGACATAAACGAGAGATTGATAGCGCCACTGATGTAATCTTAGGTCAAGTCACAAGCCATCGAGTGGTAAATATACAATTTATTAAAGAGATATTCCTAACTAGCTCATTGACAAATGACGGTATAGATGTGGCTAAAACAGCTGATGTATTAGGAGACCCGCAGACTGTCAATTATGTACCTAATAGGAATATGATATTGCTAAGTATATGCACCGGATACGCCGAAAGTATTGGAGCAGACACAGTATTTCACGGATCAGCTCAAGTAGATAGTGAAGCCGGTTATTGGGACGGGACACCTGAATTTCTCAAGTGTATGAACAATTTGAATGATTTGAACAGAAGAGATCGGGTGACAATTGAAGCTCCATTACTAGACAAATCTAAACAACAAATTATCAAACTAGGGTTAGACTGTGGGGTAGACTACAGTAAAACATGGACTTGTTATGAGGGTGGAAAGGAGGCATGTGGCAAATGCACTGCGTGCAGTAGCCGCATAAAGGGGTTCATAGACAACAAAAAGCAAGACCCGATACCTTACGCAATATACATTCCATGGGAACAATTCAATTGTGATTTAATATAATGTGTGGTATATACGGTTCAACATCTTATGATAGGTATAAAAAACTATACCAATTAAACAAATCTCGTGGTTCATTTGCTAATGGTTACTTGTTCTATAGTAACGAACCAGGTGAATATAGAGTAGAGAGATTTCCTGGTGAGAATGACTATGATACATACCCGCAATATGATGATATAGGACATTTTGATATGTACCTAGGACACACACAATCACCTACCGGTTCAGTCAGAGATTATAGTGTAGAAACAACCCATCCATTTGAAACTGCAAATTGGCTAGTAGCACATAACGGAGTAATAAACAATTATAAAGAGATAATCTCAAAATATATACCGGATCATAAATGTGATGTAGACTCGAGTGTAATACCCGTGTTTATGGAGTATTTATTGAAAAATAAACCGGTAAAATACAATACAGAGTTAATGGATTCAATTGTGAAAAACACTCTGAATCGTATATCTGGGACGTATGCAGTGTTTATATACAACATACCAAACAAAATATTATATATTGCCCGATGTGGTAGTACACTATTTTTTAATAAAAATACTCTAGAATTCTCTTCAACACATACTGAAGATTTAGAAGAAGTTCCGGAGTGTGTATTGTATAAAATTTCTTTTAACAAATTTCAACAAATTGATACATTGAAAAACAACTCCTCCTTTCTAATATTTTAAATGAAAAACAAAATTGAACTCAAACCACTATTGATAGTATCTGCTACTCAACAGGAAGATTCCAAGAACACACGATTATCTAGTTGTAAACCGGCTCTAGATTCTCAGGCTAAATTTAAATTTATAACTGAGAATGAAAAAGGACTACCTAAAGTATACAATGATCATTTCACTAAAAAAATTGCCAATAAACATGATATTGTAATTTTCTGTCATGATGATTTATATATAGATGATACTAAATTAAGAGGTAAATTATACAAATCCATGTTTATTGATAAGTATGATGTAGTAGGACTCGCTGGAGCTAGTACATGTACAATTTCTCCAGAGACACCCACCCTATGGCATTTGATGAGTGACAGAAGCACGTGGAGCGGTACAGTGTTTCACCCACATGGTAATGAAACCAATCAAGTAATGTCAACAACATATGGACCTACCCCTCAACGATGTTTAGTATTAGATGGGCTATTTCTAGCGGTCAATATAAAACGTGCAAGAGAAACCGGTTGGAGATTCAATGAAAACTTTAGCTTTCATCACTATGATATAGCCGCTAGTTTAGATGCAAACGAAAAGAAAATGAAATTAGGTACCTGTATGATACATGCTATACATGACTCCCCGGGATTAGCATCACTAGAAGATGAAGAATGGCAAAAAAGTTCAAACAAATTTTTAGAGTTGTATAATTAACAAGCTTAATATACAATCGTATCTATGATAGGGATTGACGATCAATTGTTTGAGCATGTGCTCATACACAACTGTTTCACGGATGAAAGATATTTAGCTAGTATTGTAGATTACCTAAAACCGGAACATTTAAAGGATGTGAGCATAAAAAGAACATATCTGCTGTTGTCGGAATTTTACAACGAGCATGGTGACCTCCCAAGTTCGACAGAGATAAAAACACGGTGTGATACAGATGATTTGAGAGATGCTGTGAGAACAACTGTAGGTTACATGAAGAACTTAGATAAGCAGTATAATAGAGATGAGTTATATAAAAATACAGAACAATTCATAAAAGAACGTGCAGTATATACTACTTTATTAGATGTGGTGGATAAAGGTCAAAACGGTCAATTGGAACCTAGTGACTTATTAACTAAATTTGAAACGGCATGTAACATAAATTTAAATGTTGATGTGGGTATAAATTATTTTGAAGAGATCGACCGCCATGTAGATGATATGTTAAGAGAGGAGAAATATTTGAAGACAGGTTGGGACTGGTTAGATAAAAAATTACAAGGAGGATTTTTAGAAAATGGTCGCGCGTTATATGTTTTTGCTGGAGAAACAAATGTAGGTAAAAGTATATTTCTAGGTAATATAGCAACAAACCTATGCAAGCAAGGCAAAGATGTATTGATTGTATCTCTTGAGATGTCAGAGATGTTATATTCAAAACGTATCAGCTCAAACATTGCCCAGGTACCGATAAATGAGACACATCTGAACACAGAATACTTGAAAGAAAATATCAAAAGTTTTAAAACAAATCATGGCACGGCCAAACTAGTGATAAAAGAATTTCCACCTAGTACGGTAACACCTAGACAGTTAACAGCTTATATAAAAAAGCTGTCACAAACTGTAATGAAACCTAGAGCAATTGTGTTAGATTATATAAACCTACTCAAAGGACCAGACGGGTCTAGTAGTTATGAACAAATTAAAAAGATCACAGAGCAGGTGAGAGCGATTTCATACAAATATGAATGCCCGGTGATCACTGCCACTCAGCTCAATCGCTCTGGATATAACGAGACAGATCCAGGTCTTGAATCAGTAGGTGAGAGTTACGGGATGGGGGCTACAGCTGACGCTGTTGTTAGCATTTGGCAACGTGATGAAGATGCAGAACTGAATGTCATCAACATGGGTATGATGAAAAACCGTTTCGGTCCTAACTTCGGTACCTGTGCAATGAACATAGATTATAGTACATTGACCGTAACAGAACAAGAAACAGTGAATGATACGGAGCAGATGGCTGAAACTATAAGTTCGCTGTCAATTTTAAGTGATTGATTTACCAGTTTACGTACATTAAATATATTTCACCATGAAGACAATAGTATTTACAGATGCAGATTTAGACGGTAGCATGAGTTATCTATTATTGAAATGGCTCACACCCCGTACATTACCATACAAAGTAACCACGGTTACTAAATTCCATGATGATTTTGTAGCGTGGTCTAGAAAAAATAAACCAGAAGATTATGATAAAATCATAATTTTAGACCTCGATGTTTCAAAATCCGCGGATATTATAGATCTACCTAATGTGTTTATAATTGACCATCATAAAACACATGTTTCCGGTAAAGATAATTACAAAGTGGCGAAACATGTTGTACAGGAGTATCCCAGTTGCGCTAAACTGATATACAAAATATACAAACAGAAACTAGATAAAAAAATAGATGATAATCAAAAGAAATTACTTTTACTAGTTGATGATTATGACAGCTGGACACACAAATACCCTCAGAGCAAAAAACTTAATTATTTGTTTTGGAACTACCAAGGTGATCGTCTAGATAAATTTTTAAAAGACTTTCAGTTTGGTTTTAAAAACTTTAACGAACAACATTTACGCACCATTGAATTTTATGAAAGAAAACTAGAACGTACTATAGATAATCTAGCTTTCCACCAAGCAATTGTATCAATACAAGGTAAAAAGCGTAGATGTGTAAGCACCTTTGCTAGTACATTGATAAGTGATATAGGTAATTATATTGTAGATGAAATGAATGCTGATATAGGATTTGTGATCAACGCAGACAATAACCGAGTAAGTTTGAGAAAAAACAAATCATGTACTGTAGATTTAGGAGACCTTGCTGCGGCTCTTGTTGATGGTGGCGGGCACGATGCCGCAGCCGGAGGGGTATGTACAGAAAAATTTTTAGAGTTCAGTAAATTATTCAAACCTATTAACAATGGATGAAGCCTCTACAGACCCAATAGGTTCTTTATATAGACAAGATTTAGAACATACATTTTACTGCTTTTGTGCTATGGTTTCCATGATGAAAAACAAAAAAATGAATATCGCTAGTGTGTTTATAGAGATACTAGATAATGATTATTTACTTGACATTTATATGGATCTAGGTGATCATAAGACAAAGTACGATGCTGTTAGAAGTTTCCTAACAATCGAACCAACTTTACAAAAAAGCAAATATATAAAACGATACATAAACAAAAAACTTGAAAATAACTAACAAATATACTATAATAAAATTATGAGCGCATTCACAACAAGCATGTTTGATTCAATCAAAGAATCTTTATCTAAAGCCCCTACATCCGGTTTTAAGGATGTTTTAAAATTCAAACCTGGTACCAGCTGCGAATTAAGATTACTACCAAATGTAAAAAAACCTTCTGCTACATTTCACCATTACTATACTTATGGCTGGGAAAGCTTCGCTACAGGACAATACATAAATGTAGTGTCACCGCAGTCTATAGGAGAAAGATGTCCGGTAAGTGAAGCTCGATATCAACTACGTCAACGAGGTTCTGCAGAAGAGCAAGAAAAATCAAACAAAGTGATGAGACGTGAACAGTGGTTGGTGAATGCCTATGTAGTAACGCACTCAGAAGATTCGGAGAATAATGACACGGTTAAAATCTTGAGATATGGTAAACAACTTCACAAGATTATTACTGATGCTATTGAAGGTGAAGATGCTGATCAGTTTGGGGCACGAGTATTTGACCTATCTGAAAAGGGCTGCAGCTTTAGAGTGAGGTGTGATAAACAAGGAGACTTTCCAACATATGTCGCTAGTAAATTTTTAATTCCAGCAGCAGTACCTGGTTTAAAGTCTGACGATGTGAGTAAGATATACGACCAGACAATCGATTTGGATACAGTATTTCCGATTAAATCGTACGATGAATTACAAGAAGTTGTCAACGAGCATTTACATTGTAAAACAGCAACAAGTGTTGTTGTGGAGAATAAACCAGAAAGCAAAGACGCAGATTTAGAAGAAGATGTACCTTGGGGAGATCCAGTAACGGAGAAATCAACCGAGCCGGTAGCTACTAAAAATGAAACTTCTAAGACATCTAAAGTAGATGATATTGAAATTCCGGATGATTTGTTGGAAGGCTTGGATGATCTGTAATGACAGGTAACAATACAGATCAACCCCCACCACCGGAACTACACAAACCACCACCTCCGGTTACAGAAAACGAAAAGAATGGGTATAAACCAGCTAAACAAGAAATATCTAGTGACAATTTAGATCTCGTTGAAAATTTCATCGGATCTATATATGGCGAAGCTAAACGAATTGACCAGGCTAATATTGGCGAAAATCAATTTACAAAAGGTGTGAAATTGGACGCGCACAAAGAGATAGTAAATTTAAGAAAAGAAGTTAGTAGCACAACCAACCCATCAGTACAACAACCACCTCAGATGCAGCCACATCAACCAGTACATCAACCACCTCAGATGCAGCAAAATACATTGCCAGTCTCACCGTCTGATTCATTAATACTCAAACATGAAATAGATCAGCTGAAAGAGCAAATTAAAGATATAAAAAGAGTTTATGATGAATTTGTAAAGCTTAAAACCTTAAAGGGTAAATGGGTAGTGTCATCTACAGAAAAATCTCAAAGTGCACCTACAATCTCAAAAACATGGAACATTATAACAAAGTTGTTGAAAAACAAGACAAAGTCCATTACAATTGAGTATGTAGAAGATGAGTAATAATAACTTAAAAATAACAAACGGTCCAGAATTTGTAAACAGTTTTTTAGGTACTATTGGTAAGGTAGCTGAAGATTGTATACTGGATGTGACGGCAGATAAAATAACGTCACTGTGCTCTACATCAGATGGTACGTTAATACAGTATATTGTGTATAACAATAACAACGATTTTGTACAAACATTAAATGTACCTGATGTAAAGAGATTACATAAAATAATAGGTTGTGTTCAAGATGATCAAATATCTCTAGATGTTAGTGAAAATTGTATATCATATAAATCCAACACTACACGTTTTAAATATCATCTACTAGATGATGGTATATTATCGTCACCACCTGTCAGTGTAGAAAAGTTACAAAAACTTACATATGATAATACATTCGAAATTTCACATGATAGGTTAGTAGAGTTGATAAAGGGAAGCACTTTCGCGAACGAGTCAGAAAAACTATACCTATACACTTCAGACACTGGAGAGTTGTTTGGTGAACTTACCGATAGGGAGAAACCTAATATGGATAGTTATTGCATAAAGATGACAGATGGTGAACGATTAGAAACTCCCATCAAACCTATGGCATTCAATTTTGAAAATATACGCATTATAAGCAGTACCCGGTGTGATAAATTAAAATTTAGTATAAACTCGCAAATGAGTGTAGCGAGAGTTGATTATAAAGGCTCTAACTGCTATATATCATATATAATATCAGCTCTAATAAAATAACATGCCAAAAGGAAAAAACAACTTATACACTCCTAGCTATTTCATGAAAAGGATGAAAGATAGCGGCTTTGGAGTATGGAAAATATTTGACAAATACGGTCCTCATGATAGTAGGTACTGGACTATGTTGATCGACCCAGGAGGTTACTCAATATGGGTGACATGTTTTTTGAATCGCGAAGAACTAGATGATGTATGTTTCGAGTTTAATGATGGAGGGGTGAGGATACCAAGAAACTTCATTATTAAAACATCAAGTATAGAGACAATTGTGTCAAACCTGCTAGGTTTTGGTATACAAAACACTCAAACATTTGATTCTTGCTTGATTGATATAAATAAGTACGATGGAGAGCAGCGAATCAAAGCCCCAAAAGCGAAAACCCGGGCGACCGAAAAAGAAACTTCAGAGGACCACCCCGGAGTTATCAGATGAACTTGATCCAATTTTTGAAGACGCCCTAACAAACTTTTTAAGACAACATGCCGGAAAAAAAGGCAAGTCAATAAAAAATATAAAGTCCTTAGAAAGCTTACTAACTCAATATTTAAATAGTTTTATTTTGATAGGATATTCACAAGACACTCGAGAATTTATAAGCATAGTGAATGCAAAAAACGAACAATCTGCCGATTCGCTTAGCACCGCGCTAAACAAATTTATTATGAACAATAACGGGGGTAACAAGTACCCACCAGTATTGTAAATGTCAGCATTTAAAACCAAACTAGCTATTTTTGGCTCCGGGTTTGTAGGTCACGCCTTAAACAACTTACAATCGAGTCATTACAATATTACATTATACAATAAAAAGGACCACAATTATAATCAACCAGATGTTTTATTGGGTATATTAAAGGATTCTGCTCCAGATGTAGTGATAAATGCATGTGGTTTTACCGGCCGGCCAAATGTTGATGCATGTGAGTCTGACAAACAGAAATGCTGGGATCTAAATGTAAATTTACCTGTAAACATTGCCACATTATGCAAGACACTTGATATACCTTGCATACACGTTAGTAGCGGGTGTATCTACACAGGATATGATAAACAGTATACAGAACAAGACATACCTAATTTTGGAGTATGTAACGACCAGAGCAGCTGGTATAGTAAAACAAAGCATGCAGCGGAAATCGCGATGAAATCTACAGATGCATACATACTGCGCATCCGCATGCCATTCTGTGACTCAAATCATGAGAGAAACTTTTTGAATAAAGTGTTAAAATATGACAAGCTTGTAAATTTTCAAAATTCAATGACTAGAATTGAAGATTTTGTAACTTTTACTGGTAAATTAGTTGATAAAATTAAAAACGAACTAAACACACTTCCATGGAATAGAAAAATCAAACCGGGAGTATACAACGTATGCAACCCAGGTTCAACATCAATACAGCGATGTGTTGAACTATTCACTGAAAACGGTATCATAAATGGGAAATGGGAATTTGTTGATATCGAAACTTTGAAACTAACGGCTAATCGTTCCAACTGTGTGTTGAACTGTGATAAAATAGCTCAACTAGGTATGAGCTTACCTCCAGTTGATCAAAGTTTACAAGAAAGTATACAATCATTATGTAAATCGTTGCTCTACAAAACCGGTTTGCAAAGCCCCATGGGAGGTTTAGAGTGTCAAATAAGGTAAAAGTACAACCCGGTCAACTATACGCAGTCTCTCAAGGTACTTACAAAGGATCTAATTTAGTTATTATTAAACATAATGAAACTACTGTAGAATTTTTAGATTTACCGGAAATGAAACCAATGTCAATACCTCTAACTGAAGTAGAACATGGTATTGACAATAAAATATTAGAGTTGCTAGATTCACTACCATGCGATATAATAGAGGTATGTACAAAACAATATGAAAAAAACATTATTAATAGATAGTAACAATTTAATTTATAGAATCTACTACATGAACAAGGCCCGCGGTACAGATGTCAATACGTTACTGGTGTATTTGAGATGTATAAAGTCATATGTAGACCTAGTCGGTGGGGTAGATGAACTTATAGCTGTTTGGGATAGTCGCCTATGCCGCGGCCAACCTAATTTTCGACGTGTATCTACTGCGGCAGACTACAAAGGTAACCGGGACCGTACCGGGCTAGAAGAAGCTCATGCATATGATGAACAAATTCAACGAGCAGTAGAGAGTTTAGGTGGTAATAACATGTTCCCTAGAAGAATGGAAGCAGATGATGTAATCGCTTGGATTACACACACGCAACAAGATAGAGAGATTACGATAGTCACGGTAGATAAGGATATGTATCAATTAATTAATGAGCATGTCAGTGTATACACACCAATTAAAAAGATAATGGTAAATAATAGTAATTTTACTAAAATAACTGGCTGTGAACATCAGGAATTTTTACATATTAAAGCTCTAACCGGTGATAAATCTGATAATATACCAGGTGTACCTAGAGTTGGAGATAAAACCGCTAAAAAGATCTACAAAAACGGTATAGAAGGTCAATTAACCGATGAAAACTTTGAAATATATAAAAAAAATCTCGAATTGATGGACCTCAAACATGGTTATACAGTACATGACCATGAGATTGAGAGTTATCAAGAACAATTTCAAGAAGTAGGCAAGTTCACCCCAAACAAAAAGAAATTCAAGCAGATATGTCTACATAATGCTGTATATGATATATCAAACAATGTAGATATGTACTTCTCATCATTTGAAAAACAGCAAGACAAGGTACCAAACGTTGTAAATTTGATATCTGAACTAAATATAGGTAGATGAGAGATCAATTTAAATACAATGACAAAGTTGAGCCTAGGATAATCAACTCCCCCTATGATGGTACACCTGTTAAACCAAAGTTAATAATTAAAACGTTGAATGGTGTACAAATAACAGAGGCTCACTGGCATTGTCCGACTACCGGAAGGTTCATCCGCAAAGGAACCGTTGAAATAAAAAAAATTGACAGAAACTAACAATTATAGTATAATCAAGGCATGACAATACTGCCGGATCAATATGTAATAGAAAAGTTTTGCCAATATGGTGGCTATCCAAAGTACAACAAACGAGCTAACGCATGGTCAGCCGGGTGCCCTGTATGTAGAGAGGGTAACAGTTGGGGTAAAAAACGGAGAATGTATTACAAGATCGAAAAAAACTATGTATTTTGTTTCAATTGCGGGTACAAGGGCAATGCGGTAGAGTTTATAAAGCACGTAACTGGTATGGAATTTGGTGAAATTATGACCGAATCATCAAATTACGACACTGACAATGTTAAGCGAGCGTTAGTAGAGGTCAAGCCCACAAAAACATTTGAATCTCCTCCGCTACCAGATGATTCTATAAATTTATATGAAAAAACACAGGTTGACTGGTGGTTAAATGATAAAAATACACCATCTAAAGATAAAAATACAATAACTTTAGCATGTAAGCAGCTGCAAGAAAGAAAACTTGACCAGGCTATAAATAGACCTAAAACATTGTGGTTGAGCTTGACTGACTATACACATAAAAACCGTATAACCATTCCATTTTACAACAGACGAGACAAGATAATATTCTATCAAACTCGTACATTACTCAAAGAACCTAACAAACCTAAGTACCTCAGTAAATCTGGTAGCGAAAAGAGTATATTCAATATAAATCAGATCAGACCGGGTATAGATACTTTATATCTATTTGAAGGACCTATAGACAGCTGCTTTGTAGCGAATGGTGTAGCAGTAGCAGGTATAACAAATGGTCCAGCTCAAGACTTAAACAACTTACAACAACAACAATTGGAAGATTATAGACTATTTGGCAAGACATGGGTGCTAGATTCACAATGGTGTGATAAAACTAGTCTAGAAAAGTCAAAGCTACTAGTCGATCAGGGAGAATGTGTTTTCATCTGGCCAGAAAACATAGGGAAACAATATAAAGACCTAAATGAGTTATGTGTAGCTATCAACAAGCCAGGTATAGGTTACAAATTTGTAGACAAACACACACACTGTGGGTTGAAAGCTAAATTGTTACTGAATCAAATAGGTTAATCGTTAGAAATCAAGTAACTTTTGAGACTCTCGCTCAAACTTCTTAAATCTTGCGCAATTCTACCAATTTTTTTAGTTTCACTACGAGAAATATCATCAAAAATAGTATCGCAAGGTGCACTGTTTATTTGTGAGTTTAAAGAATTTTCATCTAAACCATTGAGATAGTCAATAAACCCTTCAATCTCAACCACCCATCCATTGATCTTACCGGCGAACTCTGCATTTTGTTGCTTTTTTAACTCATCAGCCGGATTACCACCAGGTTCAATCCCTGTGGGTGCAATATCTGGACCAGGCTCTACATCTAACATTGCTGGGTCAGTACCAGCCTCTAACTCCCCTCCAGCTGCTTCAGCATCTGAGATAGGACCAGTCATTTCATCATCTTGTTCTTGTAAAACTTTAAAAAATCGCTCGGTAAATGTCTTCATAGTGATAATTATTTATACCTAGACATAAATATATTAAGATGGAACCTTCAGAAAAAAGCGAAACAACAAAAGAAAACTTAGTTTTTGAGGACTTAGTACAATATGCGAATGATTATACGTACGGAGCAACCAGCTCTGGTCGTAACCCCGGTTCAAACAAACTAACGGTGATGGACTTATTGAGGATCAACACAGATGATGATGGTAACGCCCCTAACGTACTACCCCATCAAATGAGTACATTTGTAGATAATCTAGGAGATGTATACATCAAAATAATTGAAGTTCAACAAATGGTTGCTCAAGCGTACAAGTCTAATTTAACTAAAAATTCTAAACAAATAAAACAGGGTCTAGTTGAAATTAATAAAAATTTACAGCAACAAAAAAAGCTTATCAAAAAATGTGGTAAATTGGTAGATAAGTTGACTTGATATATATTTTCAATAAATATTGATGTGTTTGAAATTGTAAAATCATTAACTATACTTGTATTTGTATCTGGTTCTGTAGCCGGTATCAGTTACACATTTTTAAATGCCTCGTTCCCTGGTATTTTTTTACTAGCTACGGTTGTACAGTTAGTACTGAGCTGGTTCCTTAAGACATATATAACACATACACAAAAAAGAGCATATATCGACCGACAATCTCAAATGTTATCTCAAATAGAGCAAGAAGCTACAGAAGCGCCTTGCGCGTACTGTGGATATACAAACTTAATACCAATCTCTCCGGAAGAATCAAATGATTTTGAATGTACAGAATGTGGTGAACATAATAGTGTATATGTGAACATAACAGTCGCGCAGAAGACAATACCAATTGATTCACAACCATATGAAGTGACAAACTTTAATGAAAATTTACAATCTGCAAAAGAAAAATTAAATGGACGCGCCAAAAAGTCAAGTTAGCAAACAGACGAACGAGATCCCTCCTAGTAAATTCAATCCTAGTAGGGACCAAGAACAAATTATAGACATGCAGAACATTGGGCGTAATAACAATAAATTCTGGGAACAACAAAGTGTATCTCTACATAAATGCTACAAACAAGGACAAGCATTCGCTAACAACAGTACAAAAAAGACCGCTATAGACCTGTTACAGGACATGTTTATATTACTAAAGCAGCAGTACAAAGACAATAGTGAACATCAACAACATTTTGAGACTATATTTACACAAATAAACTCCAATCTGCAGTTGATTGATGACATGGGTAATAGTGTTGACAAAAACTGTATTCTATCTATAATACAAGGTTATACCCTAGGGTGTTTACAACGATATGAAAAAGACTCCAATTGATCAATTAGAATATACAAACAAACGTGGTGAGCATATTAAAATGTCACAAGATGAAATAGCCAGATGGTGTTGCTTGATTGAAGCGGTGGATATAATAGACAAGAAGGGCAAACAAATGAATGTAGACATGGTTAAAAATAATTGGGTCAAGCCTATCGCAATACAGAAATATATTGATGAGAGATATGATACTATGAATGAAGAGATTGACCATGAAAAGCAAAATCTTCCAATAAACATCACTTAAGCTATGTTATACATTGTAGGTACTGAGATTTCTACTAAAAATACCTTTGACCCTAGGTTTCCTAACAAAAAAACTAAACCAGCCACATGGTTACCAGCCGATTTGAACTGGACACTGGGTAGAATATCACAAACCCCAGGGGCAAATACTATTGACTATATGTTTTACTGCTCTGACAACCCTCAGCGAACACATACAACAACATTTGAAAGTTGTGAAGTTGCAGACATAGCCATTTCTACAGCTAGAGGAGAGCAAATTGTCGATACTGACGATAGAGACCGGAAAGAAGTTAATACACAAGAGAAGTTCAGTCAGGTGTCAGATCAATTGAATAGAAGACAATCTCCAAATTCTAGACGTGGTGGCCGACCCGGTAATTTAGGTCGCCGGCTTGGTCGTTAGTAATAATCACCGTAAACTGCATCACCACCACCATAGTCACCGTAGTCAAAAATCTCTTTTGGTCTTATCGTTGACCAGGTTTCATCCGATTGTAAGTAAGGATCATATATAGAATCCTCATCTACTTGTGTACTACCACCTTCAGGGGTTACATTCTGCTCGAAGCTAAAATCAAAACGTTTGGCTTTGAGTAACCATATGTAATGACCCATTAACGGGTTAATTTTTTGTATATCTTGGTCCAATCGCTCTGTTATTTCATATACACTCCCCGTTCTAGGGAACACACGATCATTACCATATTCAGATAAGCGAAATATATCACCGGCTTTAGGTTCAATCTTACCTTGTTTAGCATCACCTTGACCCCCTAGTTTATTATAGAAATCTTGTATATGTATGTAAGCAGTAACTTCATCATCACTATTGATACCGAACTGACTCAATGTCAATGCATTTTCATTCAACTCTATATACATTATCATTCTAATCTCATTACTAAATGTTTGAGATGAATCTTCACCGTATAACGGATCATATGTTGCTAAATCTTCATTAGAACTCTGGTACAATATTTCAGTACCAAACTGACAAATCTGCTCTTGAAACCATCTACTATAATTGCCACGTTCATTATTATTTTTTGATTTGTCTGTAAACCGAGGACAACCATTATTGAATTTGAAAACGTTATCTAATGGTACTACACCATCCGTCAGTTCATGACACTCTGGTTTCTTGGTCACAAATGACCCATTACAAAACTCCTCCGGGTAATTATTCATTTCTCTAATACGAAATTGTTTGCTATATCATCCCACCTAACAACAATACCTGTGGTGCCCAGTTGTCGCGGCTCTGTTTTAGATAAATTTTCAATGTTATATTCATCTCTTATATAACCCAAATCGTTATCCGAAACAACGACCGGAGTAGAACTACCATGCGGAATGTTTCTGAGACGCTCAATTTTAGGATTCAAAGTAGGGTCTACCCTATCACGATCCGGTACTAAATTCTGACTTCCTTGTCTCCACGGTGTGGCTCCCATCCTAGCAGATTGCTGTCGGGTGGTAGTTTTACCTGCCACTTGTTTAGCCGTATTGAAATAGCCTTCAAATAATTTATCAAACTTCACAACATTATTTATACATATCAATAGAGACTAGACCATCCTTGCTGTTCCATTTCAGAAATTTCTGATTCTAGATAGCTATTTTGCCCGAATAACATGGGACTCGCATCAACAGAATCACCAGTTTTCTGATTGGAATACATACCTAGCGGGTTTATAAATTCTTTAACACCATAGTCTAGCTCTCTTAACACTAAAGGCCGTTCATTGTCATCATATTGCTCCACTTCGAAGTACTTATCTACTACAGTACTTTCTAAAACAATTAGACTCCATATCAAACTCATCACTCGGTCATCATAATAATTACCCCCTCTAGCCTTCCAAGTACCATTTGAATACCGGACAAAGTTTTTAAGTTCATGAACTAAAGCTTTATCATAAATATTGACACACTTCAATTGTGTTAACCAATACCTCATGTTTACTACACCTTTAAATTTGGTATTGGTGTGAGCAACAACACCTAATCGCTCTGCAGTTCTTCCTTTGATTGTAGGAGCAAAACTAATTAAATTTCTGTAACCAAATTCATTAGCTAAATTATCAACCACTTGCGCGCCACAATTGTTACGCTCTATAGCTGCTAAAGGACTACCCCAATGTTGCAATATCTCGTACAATTTTTTTGTAAACATATAGGGACTTATACTATTGCTGTTGTATGATGCCACTTGCTTGATGTTACTTAAATGGGTTATGTCTAATATTTGTATACAACTAGCATCTAAGTTTACACCTTCGCTGACATCAACCCCAGCAACGTATATGTTATCCGGATTGGGCTCTTCCCATAGCAAATACTTACCATCATCAAATATAAACTCCGGTTCATGACAAGTATTTTTCATCCGCTCATGTAACTCGTCATCGATAGTACTCTCCCCAGTTTGTAAAAATTGACAGCCAAACTCTTGGTCAAAAGCTTCTTGACTACCCATATTCGATATTTGTTCCTGCTTCCAATCCTCATCTCTACCAGGAACCTCCCACCAGTCGATCCTACCAAACTCCCACCCATTTGTTTTGTTTTGCGCTCCAGTGTAAAGCTTATGAAATAGGTTCTCAGTCCCGTTAGGTGTACTACTAATGAAAATTTTACTCTTCTTGAAACTACTGATGATCGGATATACACTCTTCCAAAATTCTTCAACTAAATGATTGTCAATGAACGCTAACTCATCTAAAATTAGTACGTTACAGCTCTGCCCTCGAGCAGCAGTACCTGTTGTGGTACTGATACCAATTGTGGTACCATTGCCTAGTGTCATGCTCGTTTTACCGTATTCTGTAACACCGGGTTTCAACCAGTTAGGAAGCTCTTCATAAGCCATCCGGACACGTTTGAAAATCTCAATAGCGGTACCCTCTTTGTTGGCTACAATCAATATACGCTGATCGTCATTGAAACACGCGTTCCATAATGCATATACAGTCATCAATGTAGTTTTACCCACCTGTCTACTGGCTAGTAATATGAAAAATCTATTGTCTCTCATCTGCCGGATCACCTTTTTCTGATAGCTATGCAATTTGATTGAATGTCTCCCCTTCTCGCTAATTATAAAAAAGAAATTCTCAGCAAAATGTAAGATGTTCTTTTTACTCTTCCGGAGATCGGACAGCATTTTGGGTGTCCACTCGAATTCTGCTTCTGGGGTAGGTAAATTTTGATTACCTAGATAATATTGTGATTTTTTATTCAAACTATCAGTATTTATACCACCACATGCATAAATAACAGTATGACACGTGTAAACACTTTGAACGAGATAGCGGATATTTATTTCAGCAATAACCAATTACTAGCAGAGAAAGCTGATAATACAGTCGGTAAACATTCTGCCGGTAGCGAGATTGAGGATGAAAAGAAAGCTTCTAAAAAACCAGCCAAAGGTACTGGACCAGAATCTGCCGAAAACTACGACAGTAAAGTAAATGAAGCCGGTGGTACTGGAGCAAGAGATGAAAAAAATCAATACTCAGCCGGGAAAACTGCTAACGAGAGTATAAATAAACAAGACATGAGCAAGAAAAAAAGTATTTTTGATAAACTATATGAAGACGTCCTAGGTGGCGACGACGATGATTTAGAAATGGGCGGTGGCTTCGATGCGTTCGGTGATGATGAAGGTATGGAAGATGATGAAATGGGAGGCGGTGATGAAGTAACATTGACGCTACCAAGAGATATCGCAGAAAAATTACACGAAGTTCTTATGGGTCAACTCGAAGGTGGTGACGATGATATTGAAGATATCGAAGACACAGAAGATATGGATGAGCTTGACGAATATAGCCATGATGACGAAGAAGACGATGAAGTGATGCAAGAAGCACCAGATGCTCAAGAGATTGGCCATGCAATTGTCTCTGATATAGATCGTGGTAACCTCAAAGGTAAGAGCAACAAAGTTGGTGGATCCGGACCAGCCGCAAAGAGTGGAAGTGGTGATGGTGACGGTAAGCTCAAAGGAGGTAACCCGGAACCAACTGATCTAGGAGATCATTCTGGTGCATTAACCGGTAAGAACAACAAGGTATCTGGAAAAGTCCGCGGCAAAGGCCAAGAGCTATTCGATTGATAACAATTTAACCAAAACCAAACACAATCAAACCACCCACGGGTGGTTTTTTTGTGGCAATATAATAAGCCAATCGTAAATTATTACGATGAATGCCGGTACGTATTATAGTGAAGCTATGCAAGACTACACAAACCCACAGGATTTTGTGATGCATTGTAAAGATGATACACAACCAGTTGCTGTTGTAGGCAATGGCGGTAGCTTGGAGACGTTAACTGATACCCAAATAGATTTGATAAATCAGTCACGACTGTTCCGATGCAACTGGGCGTTTCAAGACCCGGGCAAGATAAAAAAACAATACGCTATATACTTTTCACAAGCTTATGCTGGCTCACTAGAAAAAGATTTAAAAAATAAGGTAGACAGCGCTGTCGCCAGCAATAATATATACATATATAGATACATAATACACGTATTATACAATCACAACCCGATGTGCTCATTAATATCCAGCGATGGCGTCGCAGTATGGCCTACAAGTGGCATACAGATGCTGTTGCAAGCTGCATTCATGATTAGACCTCCAAAATTATACATTGCTGGTATAGATATGTACACACACAAAAGAAAAAAATTACATTTATCCGGTCAAGAGACATTAGATTATTTGAAACAGCATGGTAAAAAATTCAGTGACAGTCCAGCTATTAGTGCTGGTATTGGTTTTGGAAAGGATAACATGACGTTGGTCAATCCAGAATATTTTTCAAATGTAATAATTGATAAAAAATTTACATATCATAATATAGAAAGTGACATGTTGTTAGTGTTCAATGCATTCGCTCAATGTATATTGAACAAAACACAGGTTGAAATATTTCAATGTGATATTTTATCAAAAATATATGAATTGACAAAATCCAACATGAGTATAGTTACAAATTATTTTGAACAAGGTCATGACCCGTTGAACAATATTTCAAAGAAAAAAAGTTCGTACAACATGTGGAGATTGATACACCATGCTAAGAAGTCTGTACTACCAGACTAAATAGTTTAATGGCGGAGCTCAAAAAAGAAGTAAGACAATCATATTTAAACAAAGCCCGGACTGACAAATTCCGAATAGTTGTTCCATTACCATCAGTGTTGAGGAACAAAGACACGAGAATAGTTCGAAGTAAAGATTTTGTAGATAAAGACTCTATAAATTTTAGTATTTTCGCTATCAACATACCCACGATCGCTGTCGAACCGGTCGATTTGAAGTTTGGTGGCCAAACCCCACGTATAAGCTCGCTAGCCAGAGCCCCATTCGATCCGGTGGAAGTCAAATTTGTGATAGACAACATGTATGCTAATTACTGGTTATTATATTCATGGTTGAATCTCATGCATGATGAAGAATCCGGTCACATGATCAAAGCAAAAGGGTCGAGTCAGCCTTTAGATCAATATGTTACTGATATAAAAGTTTCTGGGATTGATGAATATAATGAAAATGTAATTGAATATACATTCACCCGGTGTGTACCACAGTCTATAGGTGGTATAAACTACAATTATCAAGAAACAAACGAAATAGAAAGCAGCTTTCAATTTAGATTTCACCAATTAAAAATTAAAATTGTCTGATATCTAGAAAAAATTGAGCATGATGCGACTAAATACTTAGGAAGGAAAATTTATTATGGCAAGAACAATTCAATCCCCCGGTGTAGAAATTAATGAGATAGATCTGAGTTCACGTACAGTGTTCCCAATTGGCACAAACGTGCACATACAAGGCTTTTCAGCCAACGGACCTACTGATGAAACGTTGACAGTAAGTACATTCTCAGAATTCGAGACAATATATGGAGCTCCAACCAATGCAGCTGAAAGATATTTTTATCACACAGTCAAATCCGCATTCAACAGCCCCGCGAACATACTGGTAACGAGATTACCATATGGTAACAAGAAAGGTGAAGGCTTCACAGATGAGCTTTACAGTGCCCTTGTGCTACCAGTGAGTGGAGACGATCACATTGCTGAGCCACTGACCGGTAGTTACTTAACTGACAGGGTAGCATCCGAAACACCTGATGGTGACGGTTCCGGAACAACCAAATTGGGTAGTGTTTCTGACAGCACACAATTGCAATTCGGTGTACCTATCAGAGTTGACCTGCTCCCAGAAGAATACCAAGCAATCAAAAACGGTGAGATTTCATTTGAAGAGAACTGCCTGGTACCATTCACCACCGCCGGAGTGATTGACTATACAGACACTATATTCACCGGAAATGCAGATACCGATGCGGCAAATGCATGTAAGTTTGACGATTTACCAGCGTATGATCCAGGTGATGGTAGTGTTGACGCGACAAATTACGACGCTGATGGAAAACGGAAGTTATCCGCTTTTGTCAAACGCGCCAAATACTCCGGTATGTTGTTAGTGAACAAAGCACAAACAACAATCAACACATATTTTGAAGGTTATTATCTCGCATTTGGTGACAACATGCAGTTCGCTATCAACGATGGCACGGACAATGAGACCAACTTTTATGATGCACTAGATGGTTTGAAAACATTTGGAGAAGCTGGTACGTATTTTGATACCCCATCAGCGCGACTCAATTTCAAAACCACTGCACATACAGTCACTGGTGCTCAAGGTAGTATAAGTGAAGTGTTTGAAAACATCCCTAGTTTTGATATAGCCAATGATGAAAACAGAGACGTTATTGGACTTGGTGTGTTCAAGTTGAGAAAAAGTATATATGCTACTGACACAACCATGTTAGACTTCGGTCTAGATGAGAGTCATGTAGGTAGTATGGATGCTTACAAACAAACAGCTAACATCAACGGTGGTAAACCCAAAAGCTTTTACATCGAAACGGTTGATGCTAACAGCGCGCTGCTCACAGTGTTCGCGAACAAGAACATTTCCGAATTAGCCGGAACATTCTTGACAGACACTGAGAATCCATCAGTTCCAAACACCACAATCTCATTTCACCCAGAAGCGCAACGATATGCTTGGGCCACCGGTAGTTACCAAGAAGAGGTTCCTGCTAGTTCCAAGAAAAGTATCGGTAGCATAGTAGAGAAGATCGAGAGAAACTTCGAGAAACTCGCCAATCTTGATGAGTGGGACATTGACATCACTCTAGATGCTGGTTTGAGTACAATCAACACGTATGTACAGTACATACAAGAGAAAGAGAAGTACAAAGTTTTAGAAGATTGGATGAGTTCTGACCCAAGCAGTCTCGGAACAGATTATGCTAGTATCGCCAACAGTTTAGGTACGAGCATTTATGCTGCTACGGAGGCTAGTGACCCACGAGTGAGTGGCCTAACCTATCCAGAAGACAACACCATCAATGTCGCGTTTGATGATGAACTGATTGTTGATACGAGCGGTTTATTCTCTAGCGAAGTGAAAGATAGTACCGGGAATGCCGCGGAGTGGGTAGGCTTACAAGGTGGCACCACATGGTCCGGGCAAACAGTTGTTAATTCATGGAAAGCCGTCGCGAATTCATTCATAATATTTGCACAAGACCGGAGAAAGGATCATATAACAATACTTGACCCATTACGTCACATATTTGTACAAGGTAGAAACGGTGTAGCCATGAAGGACACCACAAAGAACTTCAGTCAACACGTGTTTTACCCGTTGAAACACCTGTTAGGCACTGTCAATACCAATTATGCAGCATGTTATGGTAACTGGTTGAAACAGTATGATTCATTAACCGACAAGAATGTCTGGATGCCACCAAGTGGTGTGATATCAGCATCATATGCTACAAATGATTCAGTGTATCAACCATGGTTTGCACCAGCCGGTTTCACAAGAGGCTTGATCACCAACGCGCTTGAGGTGGCAATACGTCCAAATCAAAAGCAACGTGACCAGTTTTATAAAATTGGCTTGAATCCAATCGCATATTTCCCCGGAGATGGTTATGTTATATTTGGTCAAAAGACCTTACAAGCTAAACCTAGTGCTTTCGACAGGATAAACGTCCGCAGGATGTTCTTATACTTAGAAAAAGCCGTCCGGAAAACAATTAAATACTTCGTGTTTGAACCAAACACATTCAGTACAAGGCAGAACATACTGGCGGTGCTCACACCCATATTCCAACGGGTAAAGAGTACGCAAGGTTGTTATGACTACCTGATAGTATGTGACGAGCGGAACAATCCACCAGTGGTGATTGATAGCAACGAATTAGTTGTTGATATATACATTAAACCAGTAAGAGCAGCCGAGTTCATCTTGGTCAACTTCTACGCAACCAGAACTGACCAAAACTTTGGTGAGTTGATTGGATAAGGGGCCGCTAGACTAAATAATTTTAGGAGAAAAAAGATATGGCAGATATAACAGATTATGATATTGAACACTTTTACGACAACTTAATTGTACGTGAAGTCGCTAGACAGCATCAATTCCGCGTAACCAGTATTAGTACAGGTTTCGGTCAGGACGTACCGGAAGGTATAAATGACTTGGAAAACAAGCTTCTAGTAGAGAGCACAACCCTTCCGTCCCGGAACATCAACAATGTAAGTTTGAATTTTCACGGGGTGGACTTCAATTTACCAGGAAACGCTAAGTATAGTGGTAGTGATGCATGGCCAGTGACTTTCCGACTTGATCAACAATTGAACATTCGTCGTATATTCGAGGACTGGACCACAGCAGTATTTGACGACCGGACTACCGCAGGTAGTATCGTTCGTAGTAATGATGCTTATTTGGTAATAAGTTTGTTTGACCAGATGGGAGCTTCTCATGACCAATATGTGTTATGGGGTGTGTATCCAACAGAGGTCGGATCACTCGATTATAATGTAGGAACCGACGGAGACGTTGTCACATGTCAGGTAACACTAGCATATCACTACTGGAGTCGTCAAGGTACGAACGCATTTAACAATCGTGCGATTGTTGCTGACCCATCCGATGGTGGTGGAGTTCAAAACTCCGCTAGCACGTTCGGTGGTAGTGCAAATGCAGAAACCGGCCTGTAAACCGTATCAATATTCTCAAAAAAACCGTGCAGCAATGCACGGTTTTTTTTTGTTTTGATAATTGAAGTGGTTGATTAAATAATTATGTGACTGATCATGTAAAATTCCCACAACGTTACAGTACTGGTATAAGTCAGGGCCAACAACGGTTTGACGAGTTTGAAAGACTGTTATTACATAACTGGAGCACGGTGTTGGCCAACCCAACAATGTGGTTCATTGCATATAGTCATATACCTCATGGAATCCGTGGGTTGGATAGAGACAACATATTAAATAAAGAAGGTCCAAATCAATACGCGCAGTTGAACAGTAACCAACATAACATAATAAATGCCATGACAAACAGCCGCGGCTGCATGCTGGCACATAGTGTAGAGACACCCATGATAGCGGTTGATGCCAAACGCGACCAACCTAGACTAGGTGGTTACTATGGAGGTCTTGTGTCAGAAATTATTAACGAACAAAATCAATTGATGATTGAATTCCGGGAAACCCATAGTTCAATTTCAGAATTCATACTGAGACCATGGATAGAAATGGTTGCGAAAAATGGTTTCATAGCTAGACCACCTAGGGATCCTAGAAACGTCAAATGCCGGATATGGATGATGCAACTTGGTAAAGTCGGTCCTGGTACAGACCCTATTGAGAGAAAGATATGGCAATTTGTGGATTGCGCACCGGTAGATGTGTCAACTCAGAGATATGCACATGACGGAACTTGGAATGCTAGTGATATGTTTTTCACGAGTAACTGGGTGTATTCGCATTACACTGTGTCTGATGTACAATTTGATAACATGAGCGAGATGTACAAGAAACATGTTGAAAGTTCCGCGATCCGTCCACAACCCGGGCAACGGACAAGTGGTAGGGTAGGTGAAAACGACGGACCTGCCGCAGAAATTACAGTTCTTTAATAGTTGCGAAAAGTAACATCATTGTAAATACTTGAATGGAATGGACTGTAACAGCACCTGTTATATCACATGAAAAGAACTACCGGTTTCATCCAATAACCAACAGACATCATGAGATAATCATAAAATACTGCATGGGTAAGGATGATGGTGGGTTAGTGATGTACCTCAAAGATATGTTGAAACAGTTGGTAGTGGATGACGTAGATATAGAATCAATCCCGGCATTGGATCAACTGTTTTTGTTAATACGTTTGAGATCTCTATGCATAGGTACTCGACTAGATGTTATTTTAGAGTCTGAAAATAAATCAAAACATAGAATATCATTGATTGATATACAAAAGAGTATAAACGAGTATTATATTCAACCCACCACGATAAGTGACAGTACCGGCACCGTACAAATACATATACATTACACTAGCAGCTGGACGTCCCATGATTTAATAGATTACATACAGGAAGTTACTATAGATGACACACCGGTCAAATTCAAACAATTGTCATCAGAACAGCAAAAAGAACTGGTAGAACATTTAGATACTAATCATACTAGAGAAGTAGAAGATTTTATAACCAAACTTGAAAATAGTATAACGAAAATGGTGTTTGTACAGATACCAGGTGAGGAGGACAATATTACAATGGCATCTGATCAATTCACTCACATATTACGTATTGTATACTCAGACACTCTCAACAATTTTGTAGAATTGATGTATGTATTTGTTAAAATTTTAAATTTTACCCTCTCAGATGTAATGAATCTCACACCTAGTGACACACAAATGTACTATCAGATGTTTGTAAAGGAAACAGCCGAGAGAGAAAAGGCACAGAAACAATCACAGGCACAAAACAGTAGTAGAAGTGTATCTTCAAGAGGTTAATGTTGAATAATCTATATACAGAGTAAATAATATCATGAGTAACCCGGAACAGTTTAACCAACTATTACAAAATTTAAAACAAAAGAATGAATCCAGAACGCTTAACATCTGGATACCTTCGTTGAAAAGAGGTGTAGAATTCAAACATCTTACCCTCAATCAACAGAAAAAACTAATACAAAGCTCGATCCGGGAAAATTTACTCAAACTGGATTTCAGCCGGAATATCTATCAAATATTAGTTGATAACCTCATGGATACTCAAGTTGATGTTGATAAGCTCAACGTTGTAGATATGATCAGCATAGGATTATCCTACCGCGCGACAGATATTAGCAGTGACTACGGTTTTTATCTAGATGATGTACTGTATCCGATTGACTTGAACGATACATGCAAGCAAGCACGAACAATCGACTATGGAAACATGTTTGAACCGGAGGTAATTGTTGCAGATAATTATCACGTAACAGTACAGGTACCATATATAAAGACTGACAAACTAATGAATGATAATCTATTTGAGAAGTATAAAGACATTCCAGATGAAGCAGAAGAACTGAAAGATATTCTATCTGATGTTTATATACATGAAGCATGCAAGTATATCACACATATTGATGTAACATCCGATGGTGACGATCCTAATAACCCACCACTAGAAGTAGACTTTACGCAATTGACAGCCGCACAGAGGCTGGAAATAATAGATCAGATACCATTAACAGTACTAAATCGACTAGTTTCAGTATCTGACAAGGTACAAGAGATCGAATCTAAACTTCTAGATGTTGATTTAAACGGTGAACCGGCTACCATTGTATTGAATTCTGCGTTCTTTACTTAAACGTCTGGGCATAAATACTAGTATAGTTTATGCCGGAGCAACAGCCAAAGAAAGTAAAAGAACAAGAGCAACCAGACTTCCGGTTGCTCCGAAAACAACTGCATGAATTTGCTACAGCCCTAAAACCAACAACAGGTACTGTAAAGAAATTTACAAAAGGCTTAACACAGCTAAAAGATGTAACAATAAAGAGACTAGTCGATCATGATGAACACGAGACAAGTTCTACCTCCCCGGCGGTCCCTAAAACAAATTTACCGAATATAACTAGAAGTGTCCCGGCTGCAGAACATGTCAAAACAGTCACAACTGCAACCACACCTGTAGATGAAAACCTACCAACCCCTCAGGAAACAAAACCTAATCAAATATCATCAGACCCTAAGGATTTCACCCCCATATTCAAGACAATACATGGATTAAGAGATGTGTCTAAAAACGTGTTTAACACTATAGAGCGTACAGGTAACATGCTGTATAAAGAAGTTGCTAAGACTACAAACATTAGCTTGCAGCAGATTAAAGAACATAAATTACCAGACACGGGTCCCAATACTAGCGATAAGAGTGTTAAGAAAATATTAGCAGATGAAACTTCTACCAATTCCCCGCAGCAACGAAAATTAAACACACCGGGAACGAAATCTGATCAGCAATTGAAGTTACCCGCTGTAGATGAAACCTCTGCTAAAACCACTGGTCAACGAGAAGCAAAAAAAACCGGTCCGGAAAAGGTTGAAGTAACAAACATTGATGAATTAGGAGAAAAAATTGCCGAGCTTTTGAGTGACAATTTTGATGAACTATCAAAGATAATTGCAACTAGCGCTAACACGAGCAACAGTACCGATTCAAGTGACTCTGGTGGCGGTTTGTTAGATTTGCTTGGTTTTGGAGCCGGTGGAGCTGCCGCTAGTGATAAAAACAAGAAAAAAACCAAGAACAAGAGTAAAAGTAAAACCGGAAAATCAAAACCTAAGACTAAAGGCGGTTTTTTTAAAAGTATCGGGTCTAAACTTAAAAATTTCGGTGGAAAGGGCAAAATTGGGGGTTTACTCAAAATTGGAGGTATAGCCACCGCCGGTATTGCAACCAAATTAGGGTATGATAAACTATCCGGATCCGACACCCCGGATAGTAAAGCTACTAAATCAAGTAACACTAAAGGAATTTCCAAATCAACTGCTAAATCTACTAGTGGTATAACAGATGCAGCAAAGCCTAGTACGACACCAACCAAACCACCTTCATCACCGACCAAAGCACCAGCACCCGCGGCCAAAGCACCAGCAGCACCTTCAACCCCGGCCAAACCACCTTCAACTCCGACCAAACCACCTTCAACCCCGGCCAAACCACCTTCAACTCCGACCAAACCACCTTCAACTCCGACCAAACCACCTTCAACTCCGACCAAAGCACCTGCAGCCGCGGCTAAACCAAAACCTAAACCAAAACCTAAACCTAAACCAAAACCTAAACCTAAACCAAAACCTAAGAGAGGGTTTTTCGGTAGAATGTGGGACAATACAAAGTCTGCTGCAAAATCAGCGGGTAAAGCAGTAGTAAGTGTCGCGAAAGACCCGATAGGAAGTGCGAAAAAGG